ACTCTTTGCCAGATTTTAAATTTGTTGGATCAACAGCAACATTTCAAACTCCAGTAAACATTAGAGACTGGACAGACTTTCAACTACAAGCCTGGAGAGATTGGTTAAAACAATCATGGCTGGGGGTAGTAACAGAAGAAGCAACTGATATATTAACAGATAACTACTATGCTCAGGTAACTGGAGAATATCCTTTTATTAAAATTAGACCAAATAACGCATATGCAAACATAAATGGATATTTAGATTTTGATACAATTAATCCAATACCAGATAGAGTAAATTCTATTTATGGAGTTTTTCAAGCACCTCCAACATTAACCTCTACTCCTCAAACAATTATGCATTTTTATAATTCATTGAATAGTAATATATTTAAAGTAACAATAAATAATGAAGGGCTAAAGTATATATATAATGATCAGGTTTTGCAAACAATTGGTGTTGCCGCAAGTGCTAACTTCGCTGCTGGAATAAACATAGATACAATAGCATCAAACTATGCTGGGGTAGTCGGAAACTTCTTTTCAAATCCCCAAAATATATCTATGACTCTTATGGGATATGGAAGCACAAATACATTTTTAGGAAAGATGTTTGGTGTTACATTTAACAATTCTTTCTTTACAAATAAAGATATGTCCTCAATGTTTCAAGCAGATGGATTTGCAACAGTAACAACCCCTCCAGAATCTTTTGAATACGTTGGTGCATATTCATTAAAACCAGTTATAGTTCAAGACGGTCTAATACTAGATGTTTGCTCGGCTGGATATTGGGAAGATTCTATACCGCTATCTTATTTTGGAAAACTAGTCTCAGACAAGTCAGGCCTATCTTATTATGACTTAGACATGATTCAGTTTAATTTAGACTATCCTACTCAAATAATAAGCAATCCTTCTTCTAGCGTTTCGTTTTATGGGGATGCAAACGTTAGAGCATATTTAACATTGCAAGATAAAGATTCGGTAGGAAATGTATCATATTTAACATATACAAATACAGAAGATATAAATAATAAGGTTATTGATTTTGATAATACTACAGACGTAATAAACACGAAATTTGAAATTACCGATGGAACTATTATATTTCCACCTAAAGAACTTGTTGATTTTTCTGACTACTACTTAACTATACATTTAGAAGTAATATCTAAAGGCGTTAACAGTAAACCTATTAAAATAAAAAGAATGTCTCTATCATCAATAGCATCTGACTCAAATTCTTTCTTTAAAATAGGAACTAGAACTGGAAATAGCATATATCCTATATCGAGGTATAACAATACTTATGCCTACAAAGAAAAGAACCCTTTTGCAATATACAAAGACTCAACCCCATACCTATACCTAACTGGAGATTCTGGGGTAGGAATATTGCCATATGAATCTAATAATGTTAGAGCACTTTCTATTCCTATAAACTATAAACAATCTCCAGAATTTATATTTGGTGGATTTCAAGTATGGGCTATGTATAACAAAGATTTAACTATAAATGAAACCAAGAATATAATGAGAGTCAATACTGAAGATAGAAAATATGACTTTGTATTACAGCCACTAGATAGTGGAAAAAGAGGAATTATAAAGGTTTATGATTCAGAAACTGGCTTAGAGGATACCAGTACAGTATTTTATCAAAATGGTAACCTAATAAGAAATCCAATCATCTACCCGTTAGTGTGGTCCTCAATAGTAGTTTCTTTTGGACAAAACATTAACCTTAATTCAACCATTGGACAATTAGAACTTTATGAGGGTATGTTATACAACAATATATCTTCCTTTAGAAAGTCAAGTGAGATCTTAGGGCAATCAATAGATGCTAGGACATGGCAAGAGGTTAGACAGACAGAATATTTAGATAACGATGAAATAGTTATTGTAGACTTTCAGTGGGAAGACTGGTACCCATTCTTATGGGACGATGTGTATTCAATAAACTCTATTCTTACATTTTCACTAGACGGATCTTCAATAACTAAGTCATATTTAGGTGTTTCTAGTATAGTTTCAGATGATTCTTCTACAATATCATTAAACTCAGAAGGTGTAGATATAATTTCTGACGTTGTGTGGTCAACAACATTTGCAAAACCAGTATAATATGGTATACTTGTGTACATGAATCCAAGAAAATTAAAAAATAATGGCAAGCCAAAGATGACTGTCATAGAAAAAAAGTCAGACTGGGGCATATATGTATGGATGTGCGACTTGGATAACAAACCATTTGGAGACGGTCAAGGAAATATAATGAATATTCCTGGAAGACCTTTTGATATAGAAAAAATGTCAAAAATTAAAAAAGCAGCAGAGCATTATGGTGCACCTGCTGGAAGAGTAGAGTTTATGGCTGGTGTGACAAGGGTCACAGATGAAGAACATAAAGAACAAATAGACAGAATGAAAGAAGGGTTAATTCCTTCTGAAACTGACATAGGTGCATGGATGCTAGCACAAGAAGGGTTGAAAAAGAATGGAAGATAACGAAACCATTGCAAGAATTGACAATTTAGACAAGATGGAAAAAAGAGAAAAAGAAGATCCATTTGGTATAGACGTAGAATTAATTAAATCATATGATGGCATGAGTAACAACTTTAAAAGAAGAATGTCCAGAAGTTTAAATAAAGCCTTTACTGGAGTAGATGGAACAAAATCAAAACAACTATTTCCAGAAATGGATATGGTTACAGCATACGGATTGTTTGATGTTGTGCTTCCTCCATACAATTTAGATGAACTTGCTTATTTTTATGAAAACTCTTTTGCTAATCACGCCGCAATTGCAGCCAAAGTTTCTAATATAGTTGGACTAGGATATTCATTTGAAGTTACAGATATGACTATGGCAAGACTAGAAGAAGCCGAATCAGATGAACAATTAATGAGGGCACAAAGAAAAATTCAAAGAACAAAGGCTCAGTTGACAGATTGGCTAGAAGGTCTAAATGATGAAGATACATTTACACATGTATTAGAAAAAGTTTATACAGATGTTGAAACTGTTGGAAACGGATATATTGAAATTGGAAGAAAAGTAAATGGTGACATAGGTTACATTGGACATATTCCAGCAACCACTATTCGTGTTCGCCGTATGCGTGATGGATATATTCAAATTGTAAATCAAAAGGTTGTATATTTTAGAAACTTTCAAGAAACAAGAAACATAAATCCAGTAACTACAGATTCAAGACCAAACGAATTAATACACATTAAAAAATATTCTCCAAAGAACTCATACTATGGAGTTCCAGATACAGTTGCCTCTGCAACCTCAATGGTTGGAAACGAATTGGCTGCTAAATACAACGTAGACTACTTCGAGAATAAGGCAGTACCTAGATATATTGCAGTAGTAAAGGGTGCCAAGTTAAGTTCTGACGCAGAAGATAAGTTCTTTAGATTTATGCAATCTGGACTTCGTGGTCAAAACCATAGAACTTTATATATTCCATTACCTGGAGATGGACCAGACAACAAGGTTGACTTTAAACTAGAACCTATTGAAAATGGAATTCAGGACGGATCTTTTGATAGATACCGTAAAGCAAACAGAGATGATATTCTCATGGCTCACCAGGTTCCATATTCAAAAGTAGGTGGAGGTGCTGGAGTATCTATAGCCTCAGCATTGGTTGCTGATAGAACATTTAAAGAGCAAGTGGCAAGACCAGCACAAAGAAACCTAGAGAAGACAATAAACAAGATTGTTAAAGAAAAGACAGACATGCTGTCTTTAAAGTTTAACGAACTAACTCTAACTGACGAACAAACCCAAAGTCAGATAGACGAGAGATATTTGAGAATGCAAGTTTTGGTTCCAAACGAAGTTCGTGAAAAATTGGGATATCCCGTAAGACCTGGAGGATCAGATCCAGTTTTACTAGGAGCACAGGCTAGAGCAGAACAAACAGCCCAAGCGACTGGTAATAGAAACAGAGACCAAGAGAGGACTAATAATGCCTCAGACTCTGCTTCAACTACAACTGGAAGAAATGCTCAAGGCGAGGGTAGATCTCAACAATAAGTGTTATAATATTATAAATACCTTATAAACACTTATTATAATAGAGGTAGTATGACTAATTTAAACAAAGCATTTTGGCACTCAGAAGATAATTCTATTAAATTATCAATGCCCATTGCTAAAGTCAATAAAGAAAAAAGAATGGTTTCAGGCTTTGCCACTTTAGACAATCTAGATAAGCAATCAGATATAGTTCCTACAGATGTTAGCGTAAAAGCATTCGAAAGATTCCGTGGCAACCTTCGTGAGATGCATATGCCTATTGCCGTGGGTAGAGTAGTATCATTTAAATCTGAAAAATACTACGACAAAGAAGAAGATAAATTTTATAATGGGGTGTATGTAGATGCTTATATTTCTAAAGGTGCTCAAGATACTTGGGAAAAAGTTCTTGATGGCACTCTTTCTGGTTTCTCTATTGGTGGTTCTATCAAAGACTCTGAACAAATTTATAATGCCGAAATGGATAAGGCAGTTCGTGTTATTAAGGACTATGACTTAAGCGAACTATCATTGGTAGATAATCCAGCAAATCAATTTGCAAATATTGTATCCATTGAAAAAATGGAAAATGGTGAAAATAAAATCGATGGTATCATTAGTAAAGTAGATCTTGAAAATGTTTATTGGTGCGATTCAGATTCACTAATTAGACTTTCTAAAGAAGAAGATTCAACATGTCCATCATGTGACAAACATATGTCAAATATAGGATTTGTTGAATCAAATGATACTGAAAAGAATTCTGTGATAAAAGATTTATTGAAGTCACAGAAAATTGGACTTGGTGAAAAATTAGCCAAGGCTGAAAATCCTGATAAGGAGGGGAATATTATGGCAAATGAAAATGTTGAAGTTGTAAAGGCTGATGAAGTCGTTGCAGCAGAAGAAAACATTGTAAAGTCTGAGGGCGAATCAGCACCTGCAGAAGCAGCACCTGCTGAAGAAGCAGCACCTGCAGAAGCAGCACCTGCCGAAGAAGCAGCACCTGCTGAAGAAGCAGCACCTGCTGAAGAAGCAGCACCTGCTGAAGAAGCAAAAGCAGAAGATGCCCCAGCAGAAGATGCCGCCACTCCTGCTAATGAAAGCAAAGAAGCAGAATTAGCAAAGGCTGTTGATACAGTACAAGAATCTGTTGATGAGGTTCAAAATACAGTTGCTTCAGCACTTGGAGATCTCGTGGCAACAGTAAAGTCACTAAATGAAACAGTGGCTTCATTAAAGAAAGACATTGCATCCGCACAAGAGGAATTAAAAGGAATTAAAGGCAATGTAGAAGAGTTTGGAAAGCGTGTTGACTCACTAGAAGATGACACTGCTATCCGTAAGTCTGGCGACCTTGGCGGTGTCGTTCAGGAAACAAAAATAACAAAAAAATCGATGTGGGGCGGGCGTTTCCTCAATTCCGCTGACCTATATCGTTAATTCACTGGGAGGTGAAAATATTATGTCAGAAGAAATTTTAGAAAAGGCTGCAGCAACTGGTTCCATCGTATCTGGTGGAATTGGCGGAGTATCAACTCCTGCAGCAGGTGATTTAGGTGTAGCAGGTGCCGCTGGTAATGATGGTGGTATCCTTGCTCCTGAACAATCACGCCAATTTATCGAATACATTTTCGAACAACAAGTTTTGGCCCGTGATGGTCGCAGAGTAACAATGCGAGCAAACGCAGCAGAACTTGAAAAACTTAATGTAGGAGAACGTGTAATTCGTGCTGCAGCACAAGCAGACGCAACATACACAAATGCTGGTGTTACATTCACAAAAGTCGAACTTTCTACAAAGAAAATTCGTCTTGACTGGGAAGTATCAACTGAAGCACTAGAAGATAACTTAGAAGGTGCAGGATTAGAAGATCATTTAGTTCGTACAATGACTCGTGCATTTGCAAACGATCTAGAAGATCTAGCAATCAACGGAACTGGATCAGGTTCCAACGCTTTCTTAAACATCTTGGAAGGCTTTGTTGCAAAAGAAAATACTTCAACAAACACTGCAACATTTGGTACAAATATCGAAGATTTGCAAGCACTCGTATTAGCAATGCCACGTAAATATCGTGCATCCCGTGCTAACATGAAGTTCTACGCAGATACAGAAACAGTATCAAATATCATCAACGGACTAGGCTCCTCAGGTAACTTGAACAGCGAAAGAATCGTTGAAAGAGTTATCGGTGGAACAGAACCACAAGTAGTTGGTGCTCCAATTGCTTACCGTGTTCTAGGCCTTCCATTATTGGAAGTTCCTTTGATGCCAGCAAACCGTGTTGTTTTGACATTCCCAGAAAACCGTATTTGGGGATTCCAAAGAGACATCACAGTTCATCGTGAATTCCAACCTAAGAAAGACACTGTAGAATATACAGTATTCTTACGTTTCGGTGTTCAAATCGAAGAAACTGATGCAGTCGCACGTACAGCATAATTTGCTTACAAATTATAGAGGGGGGCAGCAATGTTCCCCTCTTATTTTTTTATATAAATGATATAATATTTTAGAGGTGCACATGGAATTATTAAGATTAGAAAATACAACTTCTTTATCTGCATCCTTTTCTGGATTAACAGCAAGTGCATCTTATACATTAGAGTTAGATGATTTATTAACAGGAACTGCATATTCAGCAAGTGCTACAGCAAACGGATCTGGAACAGTATCATTTTCTATGCCAAGCCACTACCTAACTTATACTGGATCTTTAGCAGCATCAGTCAAAAATTCATCAGGAGATACAGTAATAATTACCAACGTAGACGTTGTAAGGCCATACGCAAACCCATCAACAATTGCCTCAGCATTGTCTATTAAAACATCAGAGGCTATAGAATACGAAAGATTAGCAAGATACATCATAGATTCACACACATCTGGCTTCTCATTTGTTAGAAAAGAAAAAGAAGTTATAGGGTCTGGAACAGATGAATTAATGATAGACGAACCTATATATAGACTATATAAACTATATGAAAATGAAGAATTGATGTATGACTCTTCTTCACAAAATAACGAATCAGATTATAAAATTAACAAACAACTAAATGCAATTGTTCTAGATGTTACAGATGGATCAAATAGAATTAATTATCCAAAGGTGTGGAGGGATAGATATTTAGATATAGACTTTTTTGAAGGATACGAATATCTAATAGATGGAGATTTTGGATATGTAGTAATTCCTCAAGACATTAAAGATGCCTCAGAACTATTAATCCAAGATATGGTACAAGGAAACTTAAAGTATATTAATAAATACATAGAGTCTTTTGATAATGATGATTTCAAGATTAAGTTTGTCAAAGGTGCTTCAGAAAGCACAGGAAATAAGGTAGTAGACAGAATATTGGAGAAATATCAAAGGTCATTCCGTGTTGGGGTACTATAATGATCTCCACTATTGGATTAGCAGATATTTACTATCCCATGACTGCAGAAATATACTATGCAGAAAATAAACAAGATGAACTAGGTGTAATTCAAAAAACTTGGGTATTTGATAGAGTTGTAAAATGCTCAGCAATATCTTCAATGTCAGATAAAACACTTACTGGAGAATTAAAAAACTCTGGTCCAATATTTCAATATAACTCTGACGTACTATTTAGAACTAATGAAAATATTCAAAAAAAGAAAAATGGTACAGTTTTTCCTATAACAGAAATACTTATAACAAATATAAAAGACTCAGCAGGAACCACCGTATGGCTAGAAAAAAACAACAAGTCTACACAGTATGAAATAAGAACGTTGGCACCATCATATAATGCATTTCACGAGGTAGAGTTCTATAGAGGATATATTGCCAGATCAGGTAAACAAATAGAGGTGCTTTACTAATGTCTTCTATTGGAGTTAAATTTAACGCAACTAATCTAAATAAAACAGTAACTAATTTAATAAGATATTCAAATGGATTTTTAACTGAAACAAAACAAAGTAAAGGAAAGATTGCTAAACACATGGCATCAAATAGTGTTGAGGTTTTTTATCAATATCTAGATAGCGTTGCCAGACTACACCCAGATATGTTGCATCATATATATGAGTGGGGTAATGTAGGTAGTCCATATCAAAGATTAGTAGAATTGAATATATCATTAGGAAAAGAAAATGCTATGATTTATGCAGACTTTTTAGAATCTACAAGTATTCCAGAAAATGGAACAGAGCCTTTCTATAATAAAGCAGAAGTCATGGAAAGCGGAGAATCTGTAACAGTAAACGAAAAGGATGCACAAGCATTGTTTTTTGAAATAGATGGAGTTGAGTATTTTAGAAAAGGACCTATAACAATACAAAATCCTGGTGGAGAGGCAGTCAGAGGATCTTTTGTAAAAACATTTAATGAATTTTATGGCTCATACTTTTCGCAGGTGTATTTGAGATCTATTAAGTTTTATGAACACTTTAGAAACCCAAAGCCATATGTAAGAAATTTAAGATCTGCAGTTAAAAGTGGAAATGCAGCAGCAGCAGGAAAGGCTTCTGCTATACAATGGATAAACTCAATTCCTGGAGATGATTCTTATGGCGTATAGTGCTGCTAGCGTAATGCTGTTAAATCCTACCGCAAACATCTTAAAGTATGCTTTTGAAGAAATTATTCAATTACCTGAGTTTGAATATCTTAATAATATAATTGATGAAAACGGACAAAGAATTCAGCCAATCGTACCTCAAACAATAGTAAACTCTGGAGCATCATTTTTATCATTTGATACAGTAACTAACCCAAGTCAGGTTTCTATAGTGCATGATGAGTTTATTAAACAAAGAAGCGGATCTATGAAATATTTTTATCCAATCAAAGGAGTTCAATCTAGGGTAAAAATAAGCCACGGAACCTTATCAGACCTTATGGCCTTAAAGTATAAATTTTTAGAGATTATAGATAGAGAAGATGCCGCTGCAGAAGATATTAACGCTTGGATGAAGGATCAGTATGGGGGTAGTCAAAAGATATACTTCCATTGTATAAATGCTTATGAAACTACATATATGACAGATGCTACTAATTTAGATGATCAAAGGAACGTATTCTCTGGAGACATCATAATAAAGGCAGATTATCATACAGTCTCAGATTATCTATAAAATAGATTTATAATTGTATTGAGGAACGCCCCCACTATAAACTAATAGAGGAGGGAAATATGGCTTATACTCGTGGAGATTCTAAAAAGATTATCGTAGGTGCCGCCGCACTATTCATTGGTGATTATTCACTAGAATGGTACGATGGTGTTTCTGCGTATAGATTTTCTGCCGCAGCAGCAAGTGCAAACGGTGCTCCAGCATTCGTAAGTGCAACAAGTTACAAAGAAACTTTGTCATCTGATGCATACTGGACAAACGTTGGCTACACCATGAATGGTTTGGAACTACAATTCCAACCAGACTTTGGTGAAGTGCAAGTTGATCAATTACTAGACGTTGCTCGTTTATTCAAACAAGGAATGACAGTAAGTTTGGTAACTGCTTTCGGCGAAGCATCTTTAGAAAACCTAGTAACAGCAATCGCAGCAGACGATGCAGACCTATCTGGTTCTTCAGCAACATCA